TTTACGTGATACTCATGGAGCTTAGTAGTGAAAGCTAAGATATCTGTAGATAGATTACCTTTGACTAACTTCTTACAAAGAGCAGCAAGTGATGTACCGATATCCCTACCTTGGATCGTGACCGGAATGTCTTCCTTGATTAGCGAATACGCTATCTTCATTAGTGGTGCATTCATTCTGCAGAGAACTAAGTCCCCACCCTTCATCTCTTTAATTGCAAGATCATGTGAGATGTGTTTCACAGTTCCCTCGATAGCATCTTCCATTGGCTTGATGTCATTTACAATTTTCTGAGCAAGCTCGATATGCTTTTTAGGGCAACGACGAGAGACAGTCAAAGGGAAGTGTATGACATCTAGCACTGAGCGTGAATCATCATGACCTAGCTCGTATGCAAGATTACGCATCGAGTAAACATCTGCCCCAGCGAATCCGTAGATGGCTTGCTTGGGGTCACCTACAGCAATTAGGCGACCCTCGTCAGCCAAAGATCCAATTGCAAGCTGCTGACGAGGTCGGTTCAGATCCTGAGCTTCGTCCACAAAAAGTATATCGAATTTTTCAAGCTCCATACCAATAACTACTGGCAACCAAATCATATCGTCGAAGTCAATCTCATCGAGAATCTCCAGTGATCTTGAGAGAACTCTGGGGAGTAGTTTTTTAATCATAGCTTCGTCACCGTTAAGCTGTATATTGTAGTGTGAGATCATAGAGTCAAAATCTTTATCAAAGTTGTCTCGACTCACCAAAACATTCTTGGCAAGCGATGCAACTTTCTTCATAGAATATTGAAAGCCACTGCCCAACTTCTTAAGTTCTTCTTTTCCCAGAAGTTCTTCCAGAATATTGACAGTCTTCCAGTTGTTGACTTTGACCTTGCCACCAACATGATTTCGAATAGCTTTGTAACCTAAGCTGTGCATCGTACATGCAGTTACCTCTTCAGGTACTTGAGCTTCAAGTTCTGTAGCAATACTTTTATTGTAAGCCACCATAGCAATCTTTGCTCGAGAGTTCTCCACCAAGTATTGGCGACAACCTTCTATACAGCTAAAGGTTTTCCCTGTGCCTGCTCGAGCTTCGAGCATAATGTGCTTGTCACCATTTACGAGTTCATACCAAAAGTTTTTTTGTTCTGGTGATCCGATGATCCTAGATGCTTTTTTCATTGTCATGTCTCTATACCTTATAAAAATTTGAATTTAAATACTTACTCGTCAACTCATGTACTAAAGAATATCGTCCATTAGGGGTGCAGTCAATAGAGTAATCCGTATTTTGGTCAGTTTTTTATTAATTCTTTTTTAGGGTTGCCAGATCTGGGTGTTGGGTATAAGCTTGTAATTGTTACTTTATGAAAGGAGTACGAAAATGGCTAAAAAGCCTGAGAAAAAACCTAAGACTGTGGTAGTGGATTCTCCATTACCAAAAACTAAAACCCCAGCCCCAAAGAAAGCTACTGCAATTTCATCTGCAGAAGAACTAAAGAACGCTGGGATATCTGACGAATTAATCCAGAGTAACATTCCTATCGTGAGGAAGTTTGAACGAGGGGTTTATTCATTAGAGTTCACCATTGCTACTTTGAAAGGAGAGCAAGATGCCAAGCTTAAATAAGGCTCGAGCAAAAACTAAACTCGCAGCTAAGAAGAAGTCTGAAAAAGTTAACACGTCCCAACTGGACAAACTTTTAAATATTAAAAATACTCCCGATGCTCCACGTAAGACATGGCATCGAACCCACGGAAAGAAAACTGGGTTAGGGATCATGTCATTCTGGGCAACGCTGTTCGAGGGTAATGAATTGCTCCCGAGAATAAAGAAGATGACCAATGCGGAAATTGATCGACAGGTTCGATTAGAATTTCCACATGAGCAAGTCCTCTTAGATAATCTCGACTCTGGTCGCCAGTCGGTAAATTATTATCGACACCTGTACAACAAAGGTCGCATGAATCGACCCAAGGGTACTGCTCCAGAAATTCTGTCATTCCGATATTGTGATCAAGGGTATCGAGTCGATACTCGATCTGGCAATCATAGATTGTCGGAAGCAGATATTGAAATGTTGGAAAGGAAATATCGTGGCTGAATATTATCTCGGGATTGATCCGGGCAAGAGCGGAGGCATCGCATTCGTCAGTGGATGTGGTACGGAAGCTTGGGCTCACAAGATCACAGAATCTGAGCGAGACTTCTGGGACATTGTTTCAGAATATAAAGATGACGTTCAGTTCGGAATAATCGAGAAGGTTCATAGCTCCCCGCAGATGGGAGTCCGTAGTGCGTTCAGCTTTGGGCAAAGCTACGGATTCCTTCGGGGGATGCTAATCGCCTCAGAGATCAAGTTTGATGAGGTTCGTCCCCAGAGATGGATGAAACATTTATCATGCCTGACGGGGGGCGATAAGAATGTGACAAAGAGAAAGGCGCAGCAACTGTTCCCCAAACTCAAAATCACTCACGCCATTGCGGATGCTCTTTTAATCGCAGAGTACTGCAGGCAGATCCGAACCTCAGAAGATTTTTTGTAATTAATTCCTGACCACCTATTGCATTAGAAAGATGACAGGTATATAAATGTGGAGTCGAAGAAAATCACCATTCCAAGTTTTGTACAAAGAAGATGATTGCTTCTATGAAGTAGCCAGCCCACTTGGAGTTACCGTAGCCCGTTTCGTCAGTCATAAACAGGCAGTCGAATTTGTTGAACAAGTATTAAAAGGAGTAGTAACAGATGGACCAGAAGAAACAGATACCGTTTAGGGATATCGAAAAAGATGGAATCACTTACTCTTTTCTGGACGAGTGGTTGCTATGTAAAGAACAGGCTCGCCTGAGCTATGTTGAAGGCTGGGCTTCCTCCAATTTCTCCACAGCATTGACATTCGGAATTGTCTTCCACGACTGTCTCGAGTGGTTGGCTAAGGGTCGCAGTCCAAAAACTATACGCTGGAAAATACTTAATCCATTTTATGAAAAACGATCCGTAAAGATGGACAAATTGGAAAAAGAAAAATTGGCTATAATTCTCAGCACAGTGGAAATCGTTTTCAAAGAATACGCAAAACACTGGGAAAGTCACGATAGGGAATTCAGTTACCTTTTCCATGAAAAATCGTTCCAAGTAAATCATATGACAGATGCAGGCTACGCCATACCATTGCGAGGCAGATGGGATGCAGCCTATATCGACAGTCAGAACAAATTGTGGCTGATGGAAAACAAGACAAAGGGTCAGATCGACGAAGAAGGGATTATGACTGCGTTGCCTCAAGACTTGCAAACGATGCTTTATGTGCATGCCTTACAGAAGCACACTGGTCGTGAGGTAGCAGGAGTTCTTTACAACGTGATCCGTAGACCACTTCTTCGCCAGAAAAAATCGGAAACAGTAATGGAGTTTACAACGAGGGTCCAAGATGATATATTGACCCGACCTAGTTACTACTTCATGCGATGGAAAGTCGAACTCCTGCAGGAAGACATTACGAATTGGGTAAACCGAACCCTGAACCCAATCTTGAATCAAGTAGCCCTATGGTGGCAGGGCATCAAAGACGATCCATTTGATCCATGGGGATCACCACAACACTTCCAGAACCCGTCAGCCCTGTTCACGAAGTATGGAAAATCAAGGTACTTTAATCTCCTAACCAGAGGTAGTACTGAAGGGCTTTACAAACGAACCAACGGAGGAAATTAATATGTCCAGAGTCAAGAAGGTCAAGAAAAAAGTCGCCAGTTCTAAGATTAAAATTCCCAGTCCAGACGATTTAAATGAACCATCTACAAATCTATTAGATTATTGCATTTGTTTATTTGGGGAGAAGGGCGTTGGCAAGACATCACTTGCTGCTCAGTTTGAAGGATCACTTATCCTCATGCTGGAGCCCAAGAGACGCAACTTGAAAATTCGTCAGGTCAACATTGACCCGATGAGTATTAAAGACATGGAGCTCGATAACCCAAAGATGACAACGTGGATGAGCATTCAAGCTTATGTCCAAGCGATCCTTGAAGATGATTCTGTCAGTACGGTGGGTATCGATACTGTAGATCGTGCATGGGAAGCCTGCATCAATCATCATTGCTATCAGAAAGGTGTCAAAGATCCATCCGAGGTTAATGACCATGGAAGAACTTGGCGAGTCATTAAAGATGACTTCGAGCAAACGATGAACAAGTTATTATATGCGAACAAGGGATTGATATTTATCAGTCATGCTCATCTACGTGAAGTTGAATCTCACGAAGGTGATAACCAATGGGTTCCTACTTGTGCACCTGCTGCATGGAAGTACCTAAAGGCTGTTTGCGACTTAGCAATTCATTTCGGATTTACAGATAGCCAACGTGCGTTGACTGTTCGTAATTCGGGAAAGATCTGGAGTTCTTGCGGACCGACAGATCAATTTCGCACCAGCGATGGTGCACCACTTCAGACGTTCTTTTCAGGGGAAACCCATGAGGAAACGTATTCAATTTTAACGGATGCATTTAATAACCAACTGGACGAAAGTCTAATTGCATCTGTCACCTCCTAATTAAAGAAAGGTTAGGATTATTATGGTACGGGAAAAACAAACCCAAGGTTTCGCAGCAGCAATCAAAAAAGTCGGAGGAGATGCTTGGGAAGGGGGTAAGAAGAATGTAAAATCGACTGGCTCGTACGAGCAACAACCCATTGATGATGGGACCTATGTTGCCACCGTCCAATCTGGTCGTACAGGCACGGACAAGAATGGGAATGCCTATGCAGCCTTCGACTTTGAAGTGCAGCGTGGAGAGTTTCAAGGAGTCCGTGTCTCCAAGTTCCATTCTATTGCAGAGAAGGGTCAACGAACGCTTGAGCAAGCTTTAGGTAGTTTGCTGACGGACTTAGGTCGCCTCGCAGCAGATGTCGATGTGGACAGTTTGGAGATTGATGATGTTGATCCACTTGTAACAGACTTGGTTGAAGAAAAACCTGTTGTCCAGATCGGGATTCGAAACTCCGAATTCAATGGGAATAACTACATCAATGTTTATGTTAATAAACGATTGGATGATTCTACTGCTCCTGAAATTGGGGAAGAAGAAGCTTCTGACGATCCAGAAGTAGGTGACTACTACGATTATACGCCACCTAAAAGAAAGAAGGCGGTTCATGTTGAAGTGACGGAGGTAGACACAGATGATGAAACTGTGGATCTTGTCACTTCGGATGATAAAACCTTCGAAGGTGTTTCGTGGGATTCACTGGGTGATTATCTTGGCGATATCCCCTTCTAAGTCAGTAAGCCCGAGCGAGGGAGGGTGTGTTCGCATGCCCTCCCTTTCTTTTTGGAAAGAACCAACCATGAGTAAAGCTAGACCTATAACAAGTGATGTTGTTTGCCCAGCGTGCGGTGGATTAATGCAGATCTCTGAAGACGGTGAACAAGTCTGTACTGAAGTCCAATGTGGGTATCGAGTCGAGAAGGATTCTTGATATGCAAAAGATCTACGTGAGGTTTGCATCAGAAGATTTCGTAAAAGAATTCTCAGATAGACTCCGACTCGATATTTCTGATTGCGACGAACTCCTACTTCCATCCCAAGAAACAACCACAAAGAGGAAGATCAAAAGATCTGCTCCACCCTGTGTACAGGACTGGGAGGAACATTGGGTGGGGATGCCAGACTTTGTGCAAAATAAAAAAGAGCCTTACAAATTATTGACGGTGCACCTACAGGATAGTGAAGAGATCAGGAGTAGCTTCGCTCGAGTGACTCAGCAAAAGATTACCAATAAGACGAAAAGCATATGGTATCCCAAACTGGATAGGGGAAAGCATTGCAGGGGGCGAGCGTGGTTCAGCAAGGAAAGTCATCCACCACAATTCCCTTTCTATGTCATCTCCAAGTCTCGAGCAACTAGCTGTATCACAAGCAGAGCTTTATCCCGAATGGGAATACCTCACAAGGTTGTCATAGAGCCTGTTGACTACGATGATTACGCAGCAGCAATGGGGGAGGCAAACCTGTTAACGCTTCCCTTCAGTGATCTTGATCAAGGCTCCATCCCTGCACGTAACTGGGTATGGGACTACTCAACTCGAAGAGGAGAAAAGTGGCACTGGATACTGGATGATAACATTCAGGATTTCGACCGACTCGTCCGCAACACGAAGATAAAAGTAAAGACTTCTGCGATCTTTAAAGCAGCAGAAGATTTCGTACTTCGCTACAAAAATATTGGGCAGGCAGGATTCAATTACCATAGCTTCTGCAAAGTCACTGACAAAGTACCTCCATACACCTTGAACACTAGGATCTACTCATGCATCCTTTTGCGAAACGATTTGGACTTCAGGTGGCGGGGGCGATACAACGAAGACACTGATCTTTCATTGCGAATTTTAAAATCAGGTCAATGCACGATTTTATTCAATACATTTCTTGCAGACAAAGTAACCACTATGCGAATGAAGGGGGGAAACACTGATCACGTTTATACCGACCAAGATCAAAGAAGAAAGTTTGCGGAATCTTTGGTGGAGCAGCATCCAGACGTTACAAAAGTTGTCTGGAAATTCAACCGCTGGCATCACCACGTAGACTACCGACCATTTAAATTCAACTATTTAGAACGAAAGAGGGGAGTCCAAATAGCTGCAACCAACAATGACTATGGGTTGTACATTGGGAAATCAAAATGCTAATTGCAATAGACACGGAAACCACTGGAGTAGATATGTTCCATGGCGATATGCCTTTCGCAGTATCTACCTGTGACGAGAACGGACTTACGAAGCTGTGGGAGTGGGCAGTCGATCCACACACTCGACAAGTCATGGCTTCTGAAGAGGAAATCCAAGAACTCGTAGATTACATCGATGGTGAGACATTAGTCTTTCACAATATAAAATTTGACGTGAAAGCTTTGCACAATTTAGGGATTCGACTTGCCTTCCCAGATTGGGCTTCGCTTCCTTTCGACAACCATTCGTTCGAAGCTACACTTGCAGGATTCGAGGACACGCTGCTAGCTTCGCACGTATGCAATAGTGAGGAGTCCCATGGGCTAAAACCTCTGGCAGAGAATTATTTGGACATTATGGCTGATGATGAAGATGACCTTTTAGAGTCGGTGAGGGCTTCGAGAAGGGCTGCTAAGGCTCGAGGATGGACTTTGGGAACAACCCTGAGCAACACAAGCAATGTTCGTTGTGACTACTGGCTGCCTAAAGCAGTGGACCCAGAATCCTCCGTACTAGAAAAGTACGCTGTGCAAGACGTTGTTCGAACTATGCTGCTCTGGATGATGTATGATCGAGCAGCTTTAGATGATGAAGGCTTACGTGAACATTATGAAGTTCGAAAACAACTCGTACCTATCACTTATCGAATGGAGCAGGAGGGGGTAACGATCAAGCCTCGCATCTTGTCTTCAGAAATTAAACGATATTTGGAAGCTGCTGATGGATGCGAGCAGACCTGTATAGAGATTGCAGAGGATTTTCTAGATGATGAATTCAACATCCGATCAAGTATTCAAATATCGAAGGTCTTATATGGAGATCCAGATGGGGAAACCTCCGCTCGCCAGAAAGGATTGAAGTGCCCAGTTATCCAGACGACAAAGACTGGAGCTAGCACTGCAGCCAGCACTCTTTTGGACTTATACGAGAATCACGTTTCTAAGAAGTCTAAAGCCAGCAGGTTCATTCGGAACATCATGGCTTATCGAAAGAATAAAACTTGCTCGCAGTACCTCCAGAGCTATAAAGATCTATCTCTGAGGGAGGGTAAGAAGACCGTCTTGCACCCTTCGTTCAATCAGACAGGTACGAAGACGACTCGATGGTCATCCTCAAATCCTAATGGGCAGAATATTGGTGCTGGAGGAAAAGATGCCTTTGGTAACGAAGTTGATGACTTCTGCCTGCGAGATGTATTTGGACCTGCGAAAGGTCATGTATGGTTCGCAGCAGACTACTCCCAACTGGAGCTACGAATACTTTCGGTTCTCGCCAAGGAAGAAAAACTACTACAGGCATTTGAAGATGGTGCAGATATTCATGCTCTCACCGCTGACCTATGTGACATCAGTCGAAAAGCAGCCAAGGGTGTTAACTTCGGATTGATCTACGGAGCAGGTAGAGCAAAGCTGGAAGCGATGACCGGTAAAAAGAATTTCGACAAGATCTTCAAGGAAGCTTATCCCGGCATCGGAGACTTCATGGACAACACAATTAAAGAAGTCCGAAAGAATGGATTCGTACGTACTATTGGTGGGTACAAATTACATGTCCCAAATGACAGGTCGTACATTGGAACGAACTATAAGATCCAAGGGTCTGCTGGAGACATCTTGAACCAAGCCATGATTAGCATCGACAAATGGCTACAACCCGATGACGACTTCCCCCAGAATAATCATGGCAAGCTAATCATGTGTATTCATGATGAATTGGTATTTGATTTTGATAAGTGGTCATGCTACTCGAGAAGACAGGATCGTAAAAAGAAAACTGCTTCCAAGTACACAAGTGTGGCTGATGCAATAAAGTCATTAATGGAATCTGCTGGAGATTTCTTTGAAGTCACCACACCAGTAGAGGTGGATAGAATAGATACTCGATGGAGTAAAAAGAAAGGAATTGAACTATGAGACGGAAAAGAAATAGGACGCAGTCCCGACCAGTGCCTGAACCATTTCTAATGCCTTGTCCCTTCTGCGGAGGATCAGCAAAGCAGCACAGAACGGAGAGATCTCTGAAGGGGGTCAGATGCGAAGGATGCGATGTCACTAAAGATACGGTGTCAGCATGGAATCAAAGATCAACGACTTCTACAATCTCAAGGACAATGTACGACTTGGGATTACAAAAAGCCATGGAGGGAGAATCATGATGCACGTAAATCCAAACGACTGGAGGAGATACCTGTCAGAGGAAGATAGGAGGATACTCCGAGGGAAGAAGAGGGGTGATAAACCTTGTCCTTTTTGCGGTCATCCTGTCCCCCAACTATTAGAGTCAGATACTACTGCATGGATCTCATGCATTAACTGTGAAGCTGATGGTCCAGTTCGAGCTACCGTCAGTGAAGCAAAGTCAGCGTGGAACTACAGACATCCAAAGGAATAAAATTATGAAACAAGAATTAAATGCAAAGTTTGTTGCCAAAGCAATTACGTGGTTTATTGCGACTTTATTAGGGGGAGTGTGGTTTAGTACTATTATTTCAGGGTGTAATATTTAAAAAATAATTAGAAATAGTCAGGATTGGGGTTTGACACGTCGAATAGATTGGTATAAGCTTACAGGTAATGAATTTGTGAATTTAATTAAATCTTAACTAAGGAA